GTCGTTATTATAGACGAGGCAGACAACACTACCAATGATGTACAGTTGTCCTTGAGGACTGCTGTAGAGGAGTTTCATAACAACTGTCGTTTTATCTTTACCTGTAATTTTATCAATAAGATTATTGAACCATTACATTCTAGATGTACCGTTGTTGATTTTAGAATCAAACCTGATGAGTCACAAAAATTACAGGCAGCATTCTTTAAGAGACTAATTCACATACTTGCTACAGAGAATGTGAAGTACGAAGAAAAAGTTATTGCAAAATTAATCAAGAGGTATTATCCTGATTGGAGAAGATTAATTAATGAGTGTCAACGCTATGCTGCTACAGGAAATATTGACTCTGCTATTCTTATTGATGTTGCTGATGTAAATCTAGACACATTATTAAAAGCATTAAAGTCAAAACATTTTTCTGTTGTTAAGACATGGGTTGTACAACACATGGACAATGATCCTACTATGGTCATGCGTAAGATCTATGATAGTTTGTATGATGTATTAAAACCATCTTCTATACCAGAAGCAGTTTTAATCATTGCAAAGTATATGAACAGTATTCCTATTGTTCCTGACCAAGAGATAAATTTGTTAGCATGTCTAACAGAAGTTATGATGAGTTGTGAATTCAAATGATTACACCAAAAGTAAAAAGTTTAAAATCATACAAAACACCACTTAGATATCCTGGTGGTAAGTCTAGAGCATTGACTAAAATATTTCAGTTTGCTCCTAATCTAACTAAGATCAAGCAGTATCGTGAACCATTTTTAGGTGGAGGTTCTGTAGCATTAGAGATGTCTAAGAGATATCCTATGATGGATATCTGGGTAAATGATCTGTATGAACCATTATATAATTTTTGGTGTGAACTACAACACAATGTAGATGATTTGTATGAAACATTATTTGATTTAAAATCTGTCTACTGTAATCAAGATGCAGCACGATGTTTGTTTGATACCATGAAGGAAACAATAAACAATAAAGACAAATCTAATGTTGAACGTGCAGTTGCATTCTATGTTGTAAACAAATGTAGTTTTAGTGGTTTAACAGAATCATCATCATTCTCAGCACAGGCATCAGATTCAAATTTTTCTATTAATGGAATCAATAAACTTATTGAGTATTCACATATGATAGAGAGTTGGACAATAACAAATCTTTCATACGAAGAACTACTAACTGATGATAAAGATACATTCTTATACTTAGATCCACCATATGATATTAAAGATAATCTATATGGAAAGTCAGGTAACATGCACAAGAGATTTGATCATGATGACTTTGCTAAACAATGTGATCATCATACATCACCAATGTTAATATCTTATAACTCAGATCAAATTGTTAAAGATAGATTTAAGGAATGGTCAGTTTCGGAATTCGCACACACCTATACAATGAGGTCTGTAGGGTGCTATAATACAGAACAAGCATCAAGAAAAGAATTAGTTTTATTGAATTATGATTTGCCAAGTGACTCTCTATAAAGCAGGAACGGTCTTCAAGGAAGAAGTTGTTGCAAAAGATTACGATGATGCTCGTCAAGTTGCTATCGCTAGGAATCCTAACGCTAGAATAGTAAGTGTGACAGCAAAATTCTAATGAACATTTTTGTAACAGATCCTGATCCATATGTATCAGCACAGTGCTTGCCCGACAAGCACATCGTCAAGATGCCACTAGAGACATGTCAAATGCTCGCTATTGTTGCATCAGATAAGTGGGGTCATGGTTTTGGTACACTACCTAAACTTGATGGTACTCCATACAAAACAGACAAGGGTGCATTTCGTAATCATCCTTGTACCATCTGGGCACAGACTCACTTCCGTTGGTTATTAGATCACGGACTCAAGTTGTGTGAAGAATACACTCATAGATATAACAAGATGCATAGTTGTCAATCAACATTGATACATGCAACTAAAATATTTCCTTTGAGTCCAGAACCTACAACATTTACACGAGCAATGCCTGATGAGTTTAAACATGACACAAGCATTGACACTTTTACTGCTTACAAAAATTACATTAGCAGCAAACCTTGGGTTGCATCTAATTATTTACGTGACCCATCCCGCAAACCAAATTGGTTACCCTAAATTATGAAAACATCTGAACGCATCGCTGATGCCCTTGAGAGAATTGCTAATTCTCTTGAACACCTTCACATTGAATCCATTGATCATGCTCACATAGACGAAATAGATCACAATCATGTTGAAGGTGATGTAAACACTCACTCAAAAACATGGTAAAATTATTTGCAGCATGTCCACCAGTGTACACACTACCTGGTACTTGGAATGATCCAGAAAAGATAGCAAGATGTACTAATACACTAGTACCTCACTTTACATTCAATCCTAATTATACTTTTGGTATATCAATTGCAGTAATTACTATTTTACTGTCAGCATACGGAGTCTATAGAGGATTTTTTGCTAACAAAAATTTAGCAGATCCATGGGATGACCATGATGAGTAAACTGAAACGACAATGTACCAACTAAAAGACTACCTATACTCAATCAACCAATCCAAGAAGAATATATTAGTTGATGATATTAATGCGGAGAAAAAATATCCTGCATTTGTAATCAATAGATGTCTGAGTTCCTTTACTGACACTGTATTGTTTGCTAACGAGATGAATAAAAATCCTCACCTACCTAGCAAGTTACAGTATGACTTTTTACTAAATAGTGTGAAACCAAGGAAAAGATTTTCTCCTTGGACTAGAAAAGATTCTATTGATTATCTTGATATAGTTAAAGAGTATTATGGTTATAATGACGATAAATCTCTACAGGCACTCAGAATTCTCACCAAGGATCAACTAGATTATATTAAAAAATCTTTGAACAAAGGTGGAAAACATGAACGGTGAAACTGATATAACATGGAAACAAACTGACATGGTGGAGGTGACTCTAGGTGAACCAGATGATTTCTTAAAGGTACGAGAAACACTGACACGTATAGGAGTAGCATCTCGCAAAGAAAGAAAGATTTATCAATCCTGTCATATTCTACACAAACAGGGTAAGTATTATATCGTACACTTTAAAGAATTGTTTGCATTAGATGGAAAGAATACAAATCTGTCTATAAATGATCTACAGAGAAGGAATAGAATAGTCCAGTTATTATTAGACTGGGGATTAGTATCAATAGTAGAAGAGAGTAAAGAGAAGATAGCAGATCTTGCACCTTTGAATCAAATCAAAGTATTAAGTTTTAAAGAAAAGAACGACTGGACGTTAGAATCCAAGTATAATATAGGGAGAAAGAAACCAGAATCTGATCAATGAAGTATCATCTTTATGACGAACAGGAGAGACACCAAGGAAAGTTTAATTCCATTGAGGAATTAAGAAGGTTTTTATGTGATAGGAAGTATGATGTTAATTGTGATAAGGACATAGGTTGCACATTTGATTACATAAAACATATTAAATGGTTTTTTGAAATAGAAGAGTAGTTGACAACTTTTAGTTGACTTGCTATACTAAAGTAGTAAGTCGCTAAAACATCATGTTTAATGAAATGTTTGCCGATGGTTCATTACAGAATTACATTGAGCAGAATCTAGAAGACCCTTGGAAGTCAACACCTTTTGAAGGTTACGTTTATATGTCACCTAAACAGAAAGGAGAGTTTGGTGAGAGGTTCACAACTAAGTATCTTGAGAACTTAGGACACGAAGTAAAGAGAGCAAAGACATCAACAGCAGGACACGATAGAGTCGTTGATGATGTTCTAACAGAAATTAAATTTTCTCTTGCAACCAGAAACAGATCTAAGGGTGGTGTTATAGATGATAAGTTTATTATCAACCATGTCTCATCTGGTAAAGATTGGGAGAGATTAGTATTTGTTGGAGTCAATCAAGATGAAGGAGATCTACGAATAGTATGGTTTTCTAAAGAAGACTTTAATGAAAATTTATCATCTGATAATTCTTTATTCAATGTTCAACAAGGTGGTAAAGGTGTAGGTAATGATGACTACATTTGCACAAAGGTAGAGTCATTACTAAAATGTGATTGGGTTAACACTATAGGTTCTTGGTAATTCTATAAATATTTTAGTACAGGTAGCATAAACCGTACTCACAATCTAAGAAATTCATTATAAAATAGTAGTGTGATGCCGAAAGGGTCACATAAACTTAACGTCGCTTTACGGAGGACACAATGGTAAATTACACATGGGAGAACTTTGCTCCTTTCACACTCGGACTAGATGAAACACTCAGCAGACTTGAGACTTTTGCGGGATCAGGAACAAACTATCCTCCTTACAACATCTATCATGGATCTGATTCTAGAACCATATTGGAGGTGGCTCTTGCAGGATTTTCAAAGGAAGACATTTCTGTAACAACAGAACGTAACTGTCTAACTGTTGCTGCTAAGAAAGCAAATGATGATATAACCTATTCACATAAAGGTATATCTAATAAAGCATTCTCACGCAACTGGCAACTAGGAGATGATGTAGAAATTGAAAAAGTAGATTTTATTAATGGATTACTTACTGTGATACTGGTAAAAGAGTTACCAGAAAAACAAAAGAAAAAAGTATGGATGTGAAAAAACATCTTAAATTTTTGAAAGAAGTTAAATCTCATTTGAAACGACATAAAAAATTACCTAGTCAACCATCCAAGAGAAACAAGAATCAAAAATTTAAAAAGGGAGTCACTTGACTCCCTTCTTTTTTATGTTATAATAGAATTAACCTAGAACAATTATGGCAATATCTGTAGTCACACTTAAAACTGGTGATCGTGTCATCGCTGAACTCAAAGAGATCTTTGAAGGAGACGATGATAAAAAGAGAGGTGTTTGTCTTCTTATGGAAGATCCATATATTTTAAGTATGGATGGAGCAACACCACAGTATTTGACAGAGCAGCAAGGTATGGAATACCAAGTTAGATTTTCTAAATGGAATCCATATTCATCTGACTGGCAATATAAAATTCCATACGATATGGTAATGACCATTAGTAATCCAGAACCTGGTTTACAAGATGCGTACGAACGCAAAATACAAGAAAAAAAAGAATCTGAATCTATTCAACCAGAAGTATTATGACACAATCAAATATAGTGGAACAACCACCATTAAAAACAAATCACAATTGTAGAATTGTGACTCTTACAACTGCAGAACGTGTTCTCTGTATGTTTGGAGATATAAAAGATGACAGCGATGAGAAGAAAGTAGTAGGATATAGAATGGTCTATCCATATCTACTAACAATTGGTGAACAAAATGAAGATGGAACGGTACCTATAAATTATGGTAGATGGTGTCCTTTCTCTCCAATAGAGGATCATAGAATTAGTGGTGAGCATATCATAAGTGTTGTTTATCCTGACAATAATATTGTTGATAACTATGCTGCTAGATTGAAAGAGGTAGGACTAACTGATGAACAAATTTTCTGGGAGGAGAAAACAGATGGAGATAACAGCGAATCTACTGCGACTTAATGACGACTGGATTGTTGCTCAAGTTGAAGAACTGGAGGGAGAATCATTTTTACCAGGTGATCCCGACTGTATGCTAAAAGAACCATTTGTGATACAATCAGATGGGAGTCTAAAACTATGGCCACCATATTGTGATGACAGAGAAATAGCAGTTAGATCATCTGACATTACTACACTTGTGAATCCGAGCAAGTCTATACTTGCTCTTTATATTAAAAGCATGGAATGAAGTTTTACACTAGTGTTGAACAAGCAGGAAATCGTCTCCTAGTGAGAGGATATAATAACGGTGAGAGATACAGCGATAGGATTCCATTTAATCCTACGTTGTTTTTGCCTACTAAACAACACTCAAAATGGAAAACATTAGAAGGAGAACATGTACAACCACATAGATTTGGTTCTATAACTGAAGCTAGAGAATTTGTAAAAGGATATAGAGAAGTCCCTGACTTTAATATACATGGGAACACTAGATTTCTATATCAATACATAGCAGAACAACATCCAGAAGATCAAATTAAATTTGATGGTAGTAAAATTCGTATATTTAATATTGATATTGAAACTGCTGCAGAGAATGGATTTCCTGATATAGAATCTGCTGATCAGGAAATTCTTGCTATCTCTATTAAAGATAGTTTTACTGGTAGAATCATTGTCTTTGGTGCAAGACCATATAAGACAAATGATCGCATGGTTGACTATATGCATTTCAGATCAGAAGAGAGTATGATGCATGCTTTCTTAGATTATTGGCAACAAAACTATCCTGATGTTATTACAGGATGGAACGTGCAGTTGTTTGATATGCCATACATCTGTAATCGTGTTGAACGTATACTAGGTGAGAAGTTTGTAAAATTATTATCACCATGGAGATTAGTATCTCAACGTGAGATTTTTATTAAAGGTCGTAAACAATTTGCTGTTGATACACTTGGTATATCCACACTAGACTACCTAGAACTATACAAGAAATTTACCTATACTAATCAAGAATCATATCGCCTTGATCATATATGTATGGTTGAACTTGGAGAGAGAAAATTAGATCACTCAGAGTTTGATACATTCAAAGAGTTTTATGAGAATGATTGGCAAAAGTTTATTGATTACAACATTCACGACGTTAGATTAGTTGATAAACTAGATGACAAGATGAAGTTAATTGATCTTGCATATACTATGGCATATGATGCTAAGGTTAATTTTGAGGATGTGTTTAGTCAGGTTCGTATGTGGGACAACTACATTTACAATGAATTAAATAAACGTAAGATTGCAATACCACCAAAGAAAGAATCAACTAAGGATACAAAATATGCAGGAGCATATGTTAAAGAACCAAAACCAGGTTTTTATGATTGGGTAGTTAGTTTTGATCTTAATAGTCTTTACCCACATCTTATTATGCAATATAATATATCTCCAGAAACACTTAAAGATACTAGACATCCTAGTGCAAGTGTTGATGGGATATTAAATCAAGAAGTAATTATTAATAAACAATTTGCTACATGTGCTAATGGTGCACAGTATAGAAAAGATGTCTATGGTTTTTTGCCAGAGATGATGAGAAAGATGTATGACTCTAGAGTTATATTCAAGAAACGAATGATCAAAGCAAAGCAACAGTATGA